CTGTCTATATGGTCTATTTGTAATTTTGGGTCAAAATTTTGTAAAAAATATTCTCCAATAAGCCGATGAGTGGAAATACTTTTTTTAGAATATATATTAAAATGAAGACTTATAAAATAATAACCGCTATTTCTAATATGTTGTTTTAATATTCTTCCGCTTTTATTATTTTTTACATTTCCAAAATTAGAAATGGAATAATTCGGATAATTTATTATTTGTTTGTATTCCTCAATCATACTTATATAATAGGGGGATTAGTCTTTATATCCTTTTATATATTGTAATAAGTAAAGATTAGTGTAGGGAATTTTAGACGAGTGTATGGACTTTATAGTAATAAGTAAAGATTAGTGTAGGGAATTTTTGAGAATGGATGAAATAGTGTATGGAATTATTCCTTACATTAATTCCCTACACTTCGCTTTTAATCTGTTGCCTTACCTTTATCGTCTAATTTATATGAAAATGTTGTTAAATATATGGTAAGGATGTATGGATTGTATCCAGTGTATGGAATTTTTAAAGTTTAATAGAATTTTAGAGAAATTTTTTTTTTTTTATTTTCTATAGAGAAATTGAAAAACTCATTACATTCCATACACCCTTACCATACTTTTTAAAACATTTTAAAAATTTACACTGAAAAAGGTAATAAATAGTAGTGTAGTCATTTGTGTAGGCATTCAAAAAATTAGTGTAGGGAATAAATTCCTTACACTTTTTATTTAGACTTACTCAATAAATTTATATATAATAAAACAATATAAAGAGAAATTAATAATATATTGTATAAGTATAAATGACAGATTTAACCCCCGCAGAAAGATATTATCAAAATCACATTAAAAGAGTTTCTGCTTATCAAAAGGCAAACCCTGACAAGATGCGAGAAAAATGTAAGAAATGGAATGACAAATTAAAAGCAGAGAATCCGGAGAAACACAAAGAGAATTTAGAGAAAAAAAGAAAATATTATTTGGAAGTTAGAAAGCCAAAGTTAGAAGCAATTAAAGCAGAGGCAAAGGCTCTAAAAGAAATAAATTCTTTTGAAACAAATAGCGCTGTAGCCGTTTGTTAAAATCAACCTCTGAAAATAAAAATAATTCTAATAATATTATTAGAACTATTTAGGAATAATCAAAAACTAATTAATTATACTTATATAAATATATATTATTAACAAAAAAGGATATAAAGGCAATTTTATAATCTATTGTATAAGTAAGATGGGACTAACAAAAGAAGAACAACTCACACGCCGACAAATCGCAAACGAATTTATTACTCGTAATGAAGTATCGTCTTGTAAAATTGACGATTTCATTAAAACATATTTTCATCACGAAACAGAAGAAGGAGATGTATTTACTACCTTACCGGTAAAAGATTATATCAAAAATGGAGAAACTTTTAAAACAGGAACAAAATCCAGTTTTACATTAGAAGATTTTATAGAATTACAAACTACTAATAAAGTTATAGGCAAAGGCGACAAGGGTAAAGATTGGGAACTTAAAATAAAATTTGACGAAGCCGAATATTGGGAAATCAGACCTTGCTTAAATAATCAAAATAAAAAAATGTGTATAATTGATTTTGACGGGTGGAAATCTTCCGGCGATGTTTCTATTGAGGAATTATTTGATGTTCCGGAATTTCCAGAAGAATTAAGCGAAAGCGCGTTTTTCTTATCAAGAACGAAATCATTACCTCATTTCGTTGTTTGGATTGAAGATTTACCAGAAGATATTAAACTCGGGCAATATATCGGTGTCTTAAAAGATTTTGAAGGCGATATTTTATTTAATCACGCTTGGGAACGAGTAGAAAATAAATTATATAATGTTCAAGGCGAATGTGAATTAACAACCATTAAATGGGAAAAAATTTTATCTTGGCTTAATCCAGAAAGCAAAGTCGCAACTAAATTATTGCCCAAAAAAGTAAAGGAAACAAAACCAAAAAAGGAAACAAAAACAAAGAAATCTAAAAGTGATGATGATGAAACCGAATCTCAAACATCCAGTAAAGACGAAGAAAAAATCGCCGAAGATTGCTCTAAAATCAAAGAAGTATTTGAAGAAATATTAAAATTGAATCCATCTTTTTTTGATAAATACGAAATGTGGGCGCAACTTGGTTATTTAATTAATAACCAAACAAACGGAGACGACAAAGGATGTGATTTATTTTTAGATTTATCTAATTTAAGAGAAGCGCCTCAATTAATTAGTGGGAATACTGCCTCAAAGCAGTATAACGCTACACAAAAGAATCGCAAAAAAGAAGATAAATTACATATTGCTTCACTCTATAAATGGTTAGAAGAATTAGACCCAAACCATCCGCTTGTATTGGAAGGACAAGAAGGGCGATTAATGAATGGCGAAATGACAGCCGACGAAATCAGATTAACAAAACATTATAAGGATTACAGAGAAGTATTTGAAAAAAAACATTTCAAATTAAATAATCCGATTCGTTATTCCGAAATGGTTAATGATAAGAAAAAAGGGAAATATATTATTCTTCGTTCAGTTCAAGAATTCACTGAATTAAATAGAGATATTAAAGGGATGCCGATTTATATGGTAAAATCTGGAATGTTTTCAAAACCGACGCGATTTTCAGCACTTTGGTTAGATGATACAGAAAAAACAAAATATAGTCAAATCAAATTTGACCCTACAGAAACAGAAGAAGAATTAGAAGAAGGAGAAGACCCAAAATATAACGCATTTTGTGGATGGGTAAATAACAAAGGCGCCGAACCCATTAAAGAAGATGAAAGCGAATTTATTAAATTGATGAAATGGCTACTTGTTGAAGACAAAGTATTTGAATATTATAAATGTTGGTTGGCTTCTATTATTCAAAGACCTGAAATAAAAACAAAAGTAGCCCCGATTTTATTTTCAAAGACTCACGGAACCGGTAAAAATTCCTTAGTTGATGGTTGTATTGCGATTATCGGTAAAAATCTCTGCGGTATGGTTGAATGTATTGATGATATTACCAAAAATTTTAATGCCCATCTTTGTAATAAATTACTCATATATGGAGATGAGATTTCGGCAAACGCCAAAAAAATCGCCGATAAATTAAAAGCCGTTATTACCAGACCGACGACAAATTTGGAAAAGAAAAATATTGATGCGATTGAAGTAGATGATTTAACGAATTGGATTTTTACAAGTAATAATGAAAATAATATTAAAGTTGAAGAAGGCGATAGAAGGTTTCTAATGGTAAGATGTAGAGAAGAAAAACAAAATCAAATGTCAATTGCTTCTTACGCAGAAATAGGAGATTCTGAAAAATTAGCCCAGTTGTTCGCATTCTTTAAGAATTACGAACAAAGTAAAGAAAGTATTTCAAAATATGGAAAATTCAACATCGGATGTGAGAATGTTATTGATACAGAATACAAAAAGGAAATGATATATGAACACAGACCCGCTTATATCCAAATCTTATATAAATCTACGAAGGATTTATCAAATACAAAATATACCGCTACAAAATTATATGAGATTATTCAAGAATGGGCGAAAAAACATTTTTGTAGTGCGAATTTTACAATTCAAGAATTTACAAAACATTCTAAAAGATATATTGAAGCATTCAAACACCGAGGTAGTTCGGGTAATAAATATTTATTCCCCTCAACTTTGGAATTGAAAAAACATTTATTTAATGTAGATGAACCATATTATAGATATATTACTCAAATTGAAGATGATTTTATACCGACATTTGAACCAAAACCAAATCAACCCCCGACTCAAAACAGTAATGGAAATTATAATTTTCACATTACGGATGAAGAAGATGATTAAAAAACCAAATCAAAAAAAAACCAAATCAAAAAAAAATAAAATCAAAATAAAAATAATTACATTTTATTTAGGAAAAATAAAATCTAATACTTATTTATAACGAATGGAAAATAATAAACTATTTGATACTTTGAAATCAAAAAGTATAACTGAAAGTTCTTTAAAACTTTATTTCAATAATCTTCGGCGATTAAATGGCGGAGATTTCCCGAAATCATTTACATTTTTGAAGAATGTAGAAGAAACCCTTAAAAAAATAGAACATTATAAACCAAATACAAGAAGAACATATTTAATTTCCATTGTTACACTTCTGAAACACGACCCAAAAAATAAGAAATTGTATGATAAGTATTACACTATTTTAGAAGAATATAACAAAGCGCTACAAACGAATAATATAAAAAGTGAAAGCCAAAAGGAAAATTGGATTACGCAAGATGAAGTAAAAAAAATATATTCTTCTCTAACGGATGAAGTCAAGCCTTTTTTAGAGAAGAAGAAATTAACGCAAAGTGAATATGACGCCGTTTTATCTTGGGTTGTTCTCTCTCTTTATACATTACAACCACCGAGGCGAAATTTGGATTATCAACACGCCGTTGTAGTAAATAAATATAATCCGGAAATGGACAAGAAATTTAATTATTACGATTTACCTAGCGCTACTTGGTATTTTAATAATTATAAAACAAAGGGAACATATAAGACCCAAGAACAAAAAGCAAGTCCGGAAATGGAAGAAGTAATAAAAAAATATCTTACTGTTCAACCTTTAAAATCAGAACTAAAGAAGAAATCGGGAGCAATTCCCTTTTTAGTAGATTATCAAGGCGAACCATTTGAAAGTATTAATGCGATTACACGAATACTTAATAAAATATTCGGGAAGAGAATCGGGGTTTCACTTTTGAGAAATATTTATTTAACTGATAAATACGCCGATAAAGTAAGCGAATTAGATAAAGACGCGACTTTAATGGGAACCAGCGCTAATACAATTCAAAACCAATATGTAAAATTAGATGGAGCAGGTATTCCGGAAAATGTAGTTCTCTCTAATTGCGAGATTACTTTAGAATAAATATTTAGAAATAAATGAAAATTAAAATATAATTGTATATTATAAATGAGTGTCGCATCTAATTATACCTCTAATATTACACCTTTTGGAAATGTAGGAGCATCTTTTACTGGAACAACTCCATTAACCGCAATACCAGACGCAAGTCAAATAGTGCTATTTGCCCCATCTATTCCATCCGGCGGATGGATGGGTTCATTACAAATAGCCATCCAAGGCGGTGCTACATCAGATATTTCTCTTTTAACATTAAGTATTGATAAAGATGGCGCGCCGTATGTAGTAACTCAATACTCACTTGGAATTATTTTACAATCCGAACCCGTATTTCTTATAAATCTTCCTTTTAATGTTACATCAGGGAACCCTATTGAACTTGAATTTTCTTTAACAATTGACTACACAGGAAGCGCTATTACTGTTCCGGCAAATGGAGGAGTTCTTCGCTTTACAAAAGTATTTTAATATATTTAGATTGAATGAAATAAAATATTTGGTTATATTATAAATGAGTGTTTCTTCTAATTACTTAATAACACAGCCAAAAAACGGAGCGCTTGGAAGTTATTCTCTTTCACAATTACCAGCCGTTACAACCGCCATCCCCGATGGAGTGAATACATTAGTTTTTACTCAAATTCTACCCTTTGGTTGTTATTCGGGTTCTTTTGAAACCGTTTTTACAGGAGGCGCAACGACAGATATAGCCCGTTTTACTGTTTTAATATTAACAGCCGACGGCACTATTGTAGTAAGAAGTCAAGTTTTAACAGATGTAACATTACCCGACGCAAACCAAAATTATATAAGTGTTCCAATTAATTTTAATGTCAATACACCCACGGCTACAACTTTATCATTTTATTTATTTGCCGATTATACCGGAACGGCGATTTCCGTCCCCGCAAATCTTGGTTTTTTACGATTGACAAAAATACTTTAAGTAATCCAATCACAGGCTAATATATCGGGCGGTTTTCCGGTTTCTTCGCTTTTTTCATCTACCTTGTCAATGAAATCATCTAACTCGTAGCCGACTCGCATTGATAAAATTCTCGCTAAACACCAACGACCACAAGTATTTACACCATCAGCCCCACTTTGTAATCTTTTTTTGTTATAATATACTTTTTGATTAGAATTTTTAGTTTTGGTTAATAGTTTAGAGAGAATATTCCCTTCTTGCCCTAACATTTTTCTCATTATTTTAGGAATATATTTAAATTCTCCATCAGGCTTTACTCCGTAACTGTCAAACCATTCTAAAATATCTTTATATTTCAGAACACAACACCAATGACCACAGTTCGGCTTACTTTCGGTTAAAATAATTCTGTAATCTGTTGCTTCAGGTAATAAATCGTTAATCGTTCTATAATTTTTCAATTCACTATATTTAACAATTTTATTTTTTGCTTCATCACCAAGCCATCGGGTAATATCTGTATCATCAATCATTTTCTCCAACATTCCTTTATAATAATTCATTTGCTTCTCCTTTCCGAGTTTAGACATCTATACACTAAATCAATATTATATTTTGATTCAAAAAAACATTTTGATTAAAAAAAACCAAAATAAAATTATTCGTTAGATTTCTTTTAGATTTTTTCTTTGTATAATTTAGGAATAAATGGTTCATTATACTCAATCATATCAGTATGGGAAGAGAGAAGAGGCTTTAATATTACCGATGTTAAGCGAACATTTCAAAAGAAATATTCAACCTTACGAAGAGCGCTACGCAAAATTTGATTTTTTTGATGATGAATATAATTACGAGGTAAAAAGCAGAACAAACACATTAAGAAAATATCCTACGACGATGATTACGGCGAATAAAGTATCAGGAAATAAAAAAATGATTTTTGTTTTTAATTTTACGGATTGTTTAGCCGTCATTGAATATAATGAGGAACGCTTCGCTAAATACGAGAGACAAATGTTTTCAAGAGCCAAAATAGAAACAGATGAAAAAATACATTTATTTATTCCGATTTCAGATTTAGAAATAATTAAAAATAAGTAATATAATAACTGAAAATAAAATATTTAGTTATTATATAAAATGTCATATATAAGTAATCCATTATATGGACAAATCGGAACTCTTTATCCTACTTTAGAAAATACGCCATCAGGATTAGAAAATGATGGAACTTTTGATAATACCGGAATAATTACGGCAGATAATATTTATCCCCAAGCAGTAAGCACTACATTTTTGAATTGTAGTATTACAACAGACGCTGACGGATATATTCAATTAGTCCAAGACGGAGGAGTTGGTGATACTTTTACATCTGGCGCTTACGCAATCCCGACAGTTATACCATCCGGAGGGACAGAATCTATTTCAAACAATTTAGTTTTAGATGAAGGATTTTACGCAATAACCCAAGAAATCGTTTTTAAACCAAATACAAACGCTACAACCTCGGTTTTACAAGTTTTATCTACTTTAAGTGTATTTGAAGGAGCAACCTTTATAAAAAATTATTTTAGCACTCTTATTTTAAACGCAACTGGTGGGGGGTCATATCCAGTTGCGGAAGGACTATATACAATTTCATCTTTTTTAAATGTTCCCGTTAATGATACATATACTTTAAATACTGAAATGTTTTTTTCGGGGGGTGGAAGTAATCCATCAGGGTCAGCAGTAATAACTGCTTTTAGATTGAGTGGTTAAATATATTTTTCTCTCTATAAAGTAAATGGATATAGTCAAAGTTCCTTATAAAGATAATTATAAGAGTGTCTCTTTACTTACACAAGAAGTAAAACCGAATGGTTATAAATCATCTCAATCATCATCAATTAGATTTATTTCTGAAGAAATCAAAATAACAACAAATGATGAGAAAATAGAGAAATCTAAATAAATCTAAATGAAAATAAAAAGAAAAAACAGAAATCTAAACAAAAATAGATTTGTTTTAGTAATAATTTTAAAATTATTACTTACAGAAATCAATACAATATTAGATTTCTTCATTAAAGCATTAGATTTTTCTTTATTTGTCATTAGATTTCTTTATAGCGCTATTTAGATTTATTCGTTTTCATTATTTAACATATTGTATAAGTATTCCAACCCTATTTATTTTTATTTCATTTAGTAAATGGATTTAGATTTTTTTATATAAGTATAATATAAATGAGTTTTACATATCAGGACACTGGCGATAATGTTTATTACGATGTGGTAATTACAAATTTAGAAACTATAGACCAAAACCCGCCAACACTTTATTTCAATGAAACGAGAAATATCCCTTTCGTGTATGACCCCGAGAGTTATTATTTAAGTATTATTCGCTTTACTTTAGACACTCCGACATTACCGGTTTTTATTCCAGTTATTCAACCAAATCAAGGTAATAGAGATTTAACCATATATTCAGTTACTCTTTCTTATACTGACCCAATAGCAGGTGATTTTAATCAACAAACTTTTGTTATATTCAGTCCTCAAATTCAAGATGTAGTAATACCAGCACCGCCAAGTCAAACCAATGATGGACTACAGAATAATCAAACAGGATATTACGAAATACTTTCATATCAATACTGGATTCAATTGATTAATCAAACATTTATTACTTGCTTTAATGCTTTAACGGCTCAAGTTGTTTTAGCAGGTGGAACGATGCCTACTACTCACGCACCAAGTCTTTCTTGGGATACAGTTCAAAATATTAGTATTTTAACGGCAGATGTAGCCGGATATGATAATTCTTTAGCGAATCCTATAGAGATTTATATGAATAGTGCCTTATATCAAATATTTAGCAGTTTTCCCATCATTGTAAAGGGGGCAGAAAACATATTATTTGGGAAAAATATTCAGTTGATAATGGATGGCTTTGGAGGTGCTAATATTGTTTATTTTCCTCCGACTGCTCCAGCCATTTCTCAATACCAAGCCTTACAAATTGTTCAAGAGTATTCAACACTTGCCCTTTGGACACCTATTACATCTATTGTTTTCACTTCTAATACATTGCCTATTGTTCCTTCTAATATTTCCGCTCCTTTAGTATTTCTGAATGGGGCAGTATATAACAATGGTGGAAATAATAGTAATATTAGCCAAGTTGTAACCGATTTCGTAAGTGATACAGGAATTTATAAACCAAATATCGTTTATTTACCATCCGCTCAATATAGATTAATTAATTTAGTAGGAAATACTCCAATTTATAATTTGGATTTAAATGTTTATTGGAAATCCAGAACTGGGGTATTACAACCATTTAAATTAAGTTCCGGTTCAACGGCAACGATTAAAATACTTTTTACCAGAAAAGGAACCGGTGGAAGTTCAACTTAAGTATTTCAAAAAGAAAATATTTAGAAGAAATTATTTCTTTAGCGAATTAATATTTTAATTTAAAAAATTAAAATGTTAGAGTATTATATAAAATGAGTGACTTCCGAACTGTATTAATTGAAGACGCCCGTATTGCCGATATTACTTCTACCGAAGGCTTCGGTGTTCTATCTGGTGCTTCGCAATCAACTTTTCAACAATTTCAAGCCGTTTCTACGAGTAACTCTTCTATCGTTTTCAATGTTCAAATTCCAAGTGAAAATATTGTTATTGACCGACATTTGCTTTTATCTTCTCAGTTGTCTTTTGAAATTTCGGCAGGTGGTGCTTCTTATCCCGTCCCAGTCGGTGAAAAAGTGTTTCAATATGGACTTACTGACAGTCTCCAAGCCTTCCCTTTGAATTCTCTCTTTACGACTACTCAAGCAACAATTAACAATGTTTCAGTATCTACCAATTTACAGGATGTTCTCCCAATGTTGATGAGAATGAACACATCGGAAGTATTAAGCAGATATAACTCAATGACCCCATCTTACCCAGATTGTGCTTTTGGTGAATATAAGAATTCAACAGGAACAAATGCGAACCCTTTAGCAAGTTATAATAATATGTGTTACGATACAGACCTTACCCCAAGAGGTGCTTTCAAATTAGATTTTATTCAGATTGACAGATATGTAAATGGTGTTTTTACAGACAATTCGCCAATATCTACAAGTGCCGTAACCAATACTTGGAAAATTTTTATTAGAGTTACTCTCACTGAACCATTCCTCGCTTTAAGTCCTTTTATTAATTGCCTTCCTAATACAAGCGCTGGTTTGGTCGGTGTGAATAATATGAGTATGGTTCTGAATGTTGATTCATCTTGTCGTCGTCTATTCTCAACAGCAAATAATTCTGTTATTGGTGCCGGAACAGGATTAGAAGGTTATATTAGCGCTATTAATCTCGGATGGGCAGATGCTCCTAACGGTGGGGCTTCTCAAGCCGTAGGGTTCGCAAATACAAGATTGCTTTTTAATTTCTTGTCTCTACAACCAGAACAATACGCCAAGATTTCAACGAAAAATGTTGTTTCGTATATGGATTATCCCCGTTATTTGACTACATTCGCCTCAGGGACTACCATCGCCCCGGGTGCTACTCAAACGCTTACATCTCAATCGCTTCAACTTAATCAAATTCCGGATTTAATATTGATTACCGCTCGGGTGCCGATGTCTTCGCAGAACTGGAATTATACAAGTTCTTTTTTGTCTATTAATGGAATTAGCGTAAATTTTAACAACGCTTCAGGTCTTCTTTCTACGGCTACTCAACAGGATTTATAT